CTTGTGTGTATGGGCGGCGGCGTAGTGATGTATGTGGTGAACGGCCAGCTGTTCGTATCCATGGCCACCGCCTACGCCAACGGTGCAGGGCGTGATGGGCTGTCGGGCCTAGAGAACATGACCCAAGTAGCACTACCCGCTAAAGTGGTGGATATGTTCACCACCGGCTGGGCATCTTGGGTACTGCTGGAGAACAAGGAGCTGTGGGTCTGTGGCCTTAACACCTACGGGGCACTGGGGATTGGTGACACTACCTCCCCGGCCTACTTCGTCAAGTCCACCGATAACGTGGATCAGATGTACTACAGCCCCTCCATGCTGGACCGTGGTTCGTCTGTAGCAGCTAACCGTATGTTCATCCGCAAGGGTGCTCAATTGTACGGCGCGGGGTACAACGCCAACGGCGCGCTCGGTATCGGGACCACCGCCAATGCGTCCAGCTGGACACTGGTGCCCATCCCTGTGGATGGAGATACACTAGTCCGTAACCTCGGTGCGCAGTTCGGTTGTCTCGTAGTAGTGCGGAGAAGGACCATGCCCAGTGCAGGTGTGTGGGTCTGCGGGTACAATGGCGCCCGTCAATTGGGCACGCCAGTAGCAGGTAACGTGCTAACCCTTACTGACGTGTCCTCCGAGTGGGGCCTCGGCGGCTCCAGTCTGAACACCATTGTGGACGCTCAAGGGGGCTTTGGGTACGCCACCACTGCGGAGTCTGGTAACTCCGTGCTGTTCATCCGTAATGGGTTTGAGATCATGGCCTGCGGGTATGGTGCAGGCGGTCTGCTGGGTAATGGAGGCACCGCGTCTACTACCGTGCCCGTCCTAGCTCACCAGACCACCAGCCGCATCAAGCAGTTCACTGTGCACGGGGGCGGCTTCGGCCACGCATTCTCCGTACACGAGGACGGCAGTGTGTTCTGCTGGGGTAGCAACCAGAACGGCCAGCTGGGGCTGGGGGATACCGCTCAACGGAACTCCCCTACCAATAACCCGGCCCTTACGGGGAAGACCATCAAGGTAGCCACGCAGACCTCGCGCAACCAATACTCCCACAACGGGGGGATTCTGTTCGATATGCGGGATACTGAGGGACATCAGGTACTGGGATACACCGGAGGTACTTCCTACGGAGAGAACGCCGGGGACACCCCGTCCTCGGGGGTCATGTTCCCGCGTCTACCCGTGTTTGACTCCCGAGGTGAGCGTATCGTCTACGAGCACTTCGGTGTAGGTGCCACGGCGTCAGCAACTGTCGGTCTGGCTACCTTCGTAGCAGTTACCGACCGGGGTGCTGTGTACTCGTGGGGGCACAACAACCAAGGTCTGGTATACCTCCCTGCCGCTAACCTCGGCGCACTCTTCACCGCCCCGCATCCGTGGGAGCGAAACAACGTATAAAGGAGCAACACAGATGGACAAGACCAGCGGCCTGCAAAGCGCTGTGGTAGTAACACAAGCGTGGGCCGTTGGCCTGTCTAACTGGTTCATCACAGCACTGCCTACGGTAGTGCTGCTGATGTCCGCCACCCTTACTGCATTGCAGCTGTACGTCTTCATCCGAGACAAGCTGCGCAAGGAGAAATAAGCATGGCTGCTTCTGAGAAACTGCTCGGCCAACTTCACGAGAAGTTCGCGCTATACCTGATGTCCTTGATGGACCAGTTCGTACTGGACGACGAGGGCAACAAGGTGCCTATCCCTATGTCTGCTGCGGAGGCCGCTGTACTGCGTGCATTCCTCAAGGACAACAACATTCAGGCCGACCCTGACGCCTCCGCCGACATCAAAGCCCTTGAGGCACAGATGCGCGTGGCCGTGGGTGATACTGTGTCCAAGGAAGAAATGGACGCCATCATGGCTGACTTCGAACGTCAGGCCGGGACGGTGATGCAATGACAGACGTTCGTCCAGAGTACAAACAGCTGCTCTATTTGCAGCGCATGTTCCCTACGTTCGACCGGTTCCTCGTGGTGATGATGAAGCTGCTGGGCTTCGATACTACAGATCTCCAGCGCGACATCGCCGCCTTCTTGGAGCACGGTCCGAAGGACTTGATGATCCAAGCGCAGCGCGGTCAGGCGAAGTCCACCATCACTGCGCTGTTTGCCATCTGGTACTTGATCCACCGACCCACCGGTAAGGTGCTGATCGTGTCCGCAGGTGGTAAGCAGGCGAACGAGATCTCGACCATGATTGTGAAGATGATCATGAACTACGACATCCTGTCCTGCCTGCGGCCCATCCCGGCCAAGGGTGACCGACAGTCGGTGGAGGCGTTCGACATCAACTTCTACCTCAAGGGCGTAGACAAGTCCCCTTCCATTGCCTGTACCGGTATCACAGGTAACTTGCAGGGTAAGCGGGCCACGCTGCTCATTGCGGATGACGTGGAGTCCTTGAAGCTCTCCAAGACCGCGACCATGCGTGAGTCCCTGATGCAGAACTGCCGCGACTTCGCATCCATCGTGCAGGAGGCCAAGGGCCGTATCGTCTACCTCGGTACGCCGCAGACCGACAGCTCCATCTACAACCAGCTGCCGGGTATGGGCTTCACCGTTCGCATCTGGCCGGGCCGCTATCCGACTCCAAGCGAGCTGGAGAACTACGGGGCCGCGCTTGCACCCTCCATCCGCAACGCCCTTCTGGACAACCCTGCGTTGCAGACTGGCGGCGGTATGGGGGGTGATGCGGGCCAGCCCACCGATCCTCAGCTGATGCCCGAAGAGTCCCTGATCGAGAAGGAACGCAAGCAGGGCGCCGCCTACTTCCAACTCCAGCACATGCTGAGCACGAAGATGACCGACGCCTTGCGCTACCCGCTCAAGCCGATCAACCTCGTGGTAATGCGGCTGGGCGATCTGCTCCCGGTCAACGTGGTACGCGGCATGAGCCACGAGCACATTCGGGACTACACGGTGGGCAGCCTCAAGGTGCAGTGCACCATGCCTCAGTATGTGTCTCAGGAAGTGCAGAAGCCGGTACAGCGTCACATGCGCATTGACCCGGCAGGTGGCGGTGCCAACGCGGACGAGACTGGCTATGCTGTGTCCGAGCACCTCAACGGTAACGTCTTCCTGCGCAAGGTGGGCGGCGTACCGGGCGGCTACGATGACTCGGCTCTCACCGAGCTGGCGCAGCAGGTCAAGCGCTGGAACCCGGACGTACTGGACATCGAGAAGAACTTCGGTTACGGCTCGTTCACCAAGATCTTCTACCCATACCTCAAGGCTGTGGGCTGGGAGGGCGCCATCAATGAAACGTTCGAGTCCACCAACAAGGAGCGCCGCATCTGCGACACTCTGGAACCGATCATGGGCCGAGGCTCGCTGATCGTGGACGAGTCCGTCATCTTGGACGACTGGGACCAGACCGGGCGCTATCCCATGGACAAGCGTCAGACGTACTGCTTCTTCCAGCAGCTCGCCAAGGTCACCCGTGACCCTAAGTGCCTCGTGCACGATGACCGCCTCGACGCCGTACAGGGTACTGTGGCCTTCTGGACCAAGTTGCTCGATCAGTCCTCTCACGAGGCTGAGCGCAAGGCCCGTGAGGCTGAGCTGGCTGCTAAGATGGCCGACCCGTTCAACTACAAACGCTATGACCGTCCGACATCCCGTCGCGGCGGCTCGACAATTCGTCGTCGTTAACAAGGAGATCCACCATGCAAGACTACAACCTGCTCAACCCCGGCCTCGACCAAGCTGCACAGACCCTGCGCAAGGCGGTGGCTGCGGCTATCTCCAACGCCGAGGGCGTGACCAATCCTAATCCGGCCCTCGCAGCCTTCCTGCAAGACGCGGCCACCAAGACTCCGGGCTACGTCGCTGCGCCGCTCCCGGCCACGCAGGCTATCGTGACCACCGGCAACACCCTGCCGGTGAAGAACTCCGCAGGCACCGTCACCAAGAATGGTACGGCCACCGTAGCGGCTAACGCCGTCACCGGTGTGGCCCTCCCTGCTGCATCCGCCATCGTGGATAACGGTGCATCGGCTGCTCTGCAAACCAGTGGCGGTCTGGCTACTGGCTCCACTGTCACCGCTACTGTGGCGGGCGGCCTGCTGAGCAACATTCGTCTGCCTGCTACCACCGGTGTGGCCATCAACGCTGCCAAGGTATCCGGGATCACCGTCTCTGGTACTGGCCCTGTCGTCACCTTCACCGTGGCCGCTGGCGTTATCACTGGTATCACTCTAAGCGAGAGCTAATATGCGAAACAAAGCCCTGCTGGGAGCGGCCTTCACGGCTGCTCTCTCGGGACTTGTCACTCTCGAAGGTATGCGGACAACCGCTTACCTCGATGTGGTGGGAGTCCCTACCATCTGTGCTGGTACTACCCGTGGCGTTAAGCTCGGTGACACCAAGACCCTCGCGCAATGCTGGACTCTGGCTGAGGCTGAGTTCCGGGAGTACGAGAAGGTGGTACTCGACAACATCGTAGTGCCCATCCAACCTAACGTCCAAGCTGCTCTGGTCTTCTTCTGCGTCAACGTCGGTAAGGCTGGCTGCAAAGGCTCCACTACCTTCCGCAAGATCAACGCCGGTGACACCGTTGGCGGCTGCCATGCTCTGCGTATGTGGAACAAGGGCACCATCAAAGGCAAGAAGGTCGTCATCCCCGGCCTCGACAACCGCCGCAAGGCTGAGGAATCCCTGTGTTTGAATCCCGAGCAACTGTTCCGCTACTCGCGCTGACCGTCGTTCTCGCCTCCGTGGTGGCCCTGTGGGGCTGGAAGGAAGCGAGTGCGGCTCGTGGTGAGCGTGACGACTACAAAGCCCAGCTGGACGCCTCACAGGCGCTCCTGCGGGGTGTCCAGATCAACCTCCGCAAGGTGACATCCAACTATGCTACCGCCGAACTTCGCCTTCGCCAGCTTCATGGTGAGAATCCTGATCGTCCTACTGCTGATGGCGTCCGTAAGCTCCTGTGCGAGCGTGGGAACTGCGCTACCGTGGACCCCGTGCCAACACCCTCTGATTGACCCATCGACTCAACAGGGCGTCGAGAGGGCCGTTCTGAGCTATCAACAGGAGGTGGACCGATGCAATGCATTGAATGGTGTGTGATAACCGTGGTGCCCGTGCTCTGTGCGGCCTCTGTCATGGGCCTAGCGTGGATATGCCGTGTGCCTCGTGGGATCGACCCTCGGTACTGGTAGACCGGCCCAAAAGTGATTGACGTATGCGAGGACTCCCCTCCGACTCAAAACGCCCAGCTTCCCCCGTAGGGCCTCGTGGCTCTATCCGGGCGGCTGGTCGGCCATCACGGCGATCAGTGAGGACATTATGCGCGGTCCGGGCAGGGCTGTCAAGGGTTTCCGAGAAGAGAATGAGGGCAGTCCGAGGGAGGCGCTACAAGGGCCGTCAGAGGGCGCGTAGAAGGTGGACGTAGGGTAGGGTAGGCAAGGCCCTAAGCAGGGCGTGGGGAGCACGAGAGGAAGCGAGGGAGGGTATGAGGGAGGGCAGGCGGGCAGCATCTGTCTTGTTTATGCTTTGCTCAAGTCCAGAATTAATGGGGCACCTTATCCTAAGAAACCATTTTATGCGGGTTGCAGGGTACGGGTTCCATCTGTCTAGCAGTAGATAGAGAGAGAACCTAGGAAGGGGGAGAGGGAGGTCCGAGAGCGAGAGGGAGGACAGAGGGTAGAAGGAGGGAAGAGAGAGAAGGATAGAGAGAATCCCTAGGCATATAGAGAAGGGCATGAGGGAATGGATAAAGATTGATATCGACAAGAATAGGTATTGACAGGAAGGAACAGATGTATAGAATAGGCACCGTAACAAAGCAACACGGAATCACTAGCACCTTGGAACGGACAGCTACCTAGTAGCTAGAAGGACTGACAGGCTAGGGTTCTAAGGGGAGGGAGCTAGTAGATAAGACCGGCAGGCACTACTAGGGACTAACCAGAAACAAAGGCTTGACAGCAGCATAGCAACACGGCAAGATGCACACCAATCCAGCGGCAACTACCTAGCGAAAGCAAGACGGTAGTCAAGCACTGGCCCTAGCTAGGGAGACAAGACAAGGCGGTGAGAGACGCTAGCAACAAGGCTTGACAGCAACACGGCAACAACGTAGTATCCGCTTCAAGGTTTGGCCGAACGGATGTATCGAGTAGGTCGGACTAGCAACATAGCATTGCCGCTTCACTGGCGCTGCTAACGAAGGGCTTGACAGACACAACGCAAGCCGCTAAGATAGCCGCCAAGCAACACGAACAACCGCTCTTTAGTTTCAAACGTAGGTTCCAGCGTGGTAGTAGGATAGTGGAATCTAGGTGGGGTGCAGGACTGATGGCCCTATCTGGTAGTACCGAATCCGAATCTAAGCGAACGACGGGCTAGCCGGTAAGCTAGTGACGCTCCTGAGATCTAGGCGTCCGAGTGTGATACTGCACTCTAAATCCCGCAAGGGTATAGGTCGAGGCTGATTGAATCCATCAGCTCCACAGGAAATAACGTGGGCGGGTCAATGACTCATAGGCTGGGCAGCAATGTCTACAGCAATTCAGATTGTCGGGATGATAATCAACGGGCTAGCAGATGTAGGTGGGAGCGACTGCCGATGACCACTGCTAGCAGGAACCTGCCAATACCACGGTGGTTCCTAAAGCCTACTCTCCTTGAGTGACTGCGCATGTGCCGGTTGGGAGTAGGCTTTAGAAACTACCGAGGTGACAGCATGAACGCTCACGTATCCCGCTTCTGGAAATCGTCTAACTTCTTCTGGGCCTGCTTCGATGCATGGAACACCGGCAAAGCCCACGACAAACGCCACGCCCTGCGTACCAAATGCAAGGCTCTCATTGCCATGGACAAGGGGCTCTGATATGGCGCGTCATCGCTCCACTCCCCGCGCAGAAACAAACAAGCGACGCAAGCAGGAACTCATTAGCCAGCAACTTTGCCGGATGATCGGGGACGACAAGTCTTTGCGGCACAAGGGCTACGACCGCTTGCTTGGTGAGGCTAAGCACAAGTTCGAATTGATCGGTTCGCTTAACAAGCAAGCCGATGCTGGCGGTGAGTCTGCCGTCACTGCGAGACGCAAGCTGCGTGAAATGCGCGACGTCAAGTATTACGTCGATGCCGCTCCCGCCGCTGGCGAGCTGTATCAGAAACAAGGCAAGACCATTGCTAACCCTGCCCGTGGCTCTACTGGCCGGGCTAAGAAACTTCTCTCCGGGCACAATGCCCGCAACGCTCAAGCTAAAGGACTCTAATCATGACCGCTACCAAGACCACCAAAGCTCTGCCAACCCTGATCGTCGGCACTGACGCTCTGACCAAGAGCATCGAATCCATCATCCGTCGCGGCAACAAGCTTCAAGACGAAGTGCAGGTACTGGGTCTGTCCTTGCTGGCTCACATTAACGAGCACAGCAACGTCACCCTGCTGAACAAGCTGGTACTGGAATTCCCGAAGGGCCTGCGCCGCAACGCACTGGTCGAGTGGGCACTGGCCAACGGCAAGGTCAAGCTTAACGAAGGTGAGGACAAGAAGACCTTGCCGCTGCTGTTCGACAAGACCAAGGCCACCAATCTGGACAAGGCGAACGACAAGCCATGGTTCGACTTCAAGCCCGAGAAGCCAGTGGACGAATGCTTCGACTTCGCCAAGATGCTGGCTGTGCTGGTGGGTAAGGCGAGCAAGTCCACCAATCTGGCCGACGGTCAGGCCGAGCTGCTGGCTGCCGCCAAAGCTCTGCTGCCTACTGCGTAATGCGACTGGTCAAACTGGAGCGCGGCCCTAACTGGGTGCGCGCTACTTACTCGGCTGCTGGACCTAACCTCCAGCAGATACCCAAGGAGTCGAAACGTGACAGGCGCAAACGCAAAGCCGCCCTTTGACTGGGAAGGCGCACTGATCTACGCACTGGTCATCTGCATGGCTGGCCTTCTCGCTAACGCTGCATTCGGAATTGTGAGTATCCCATGCGTTTTTATGTAGGGCTGGTGTCTTTCGTCACGATGTTTCTTGTTGTAGTCGTGGGGATCTCCGCTGTGTTGGCGTACTGGTCAGCACAGCATAACTGCCAATCCGCGTGGGCTGAGTCCGGGTATGAGTACAAGGTGACAGGCGTCACCTGCAAAGTATCCCTCGACGGCGGCCACACGTTCCTCCCTTCTTCCCGAATTAAGGTAGACCTCTGATGGATATCTCGATCTCTATCAACCTCGCACCAACCACTGCCATCTGTCTGGCGGCTGCCCTCTGTGTCGTGATCAAGGTCATCGGCATGCACTGGGGCAAGCGTCGGTGACAGTGGTTACCGCCCGACGCCTGCTGCTGGCATTCGTACGCCCTATCGCATACAGCGGGCGCGCAATGTCGGCGCACTGGTTCTTTCGGGCGGAACTCTGCCACTTCAATCTTAGATGGGAAGGTGTAGTCTTCCCTAGCGCCGGTGCGGATGGTCCGCACTGCCGCATCCACTTCATGTAGGAGGGAGCATGGCTCTCACACCAGCACAAGAACAACTCCGCCTTGACCTTATCGAACTCAAGGCATCGCCTACTCTCAAGCGCCCCAGCTCGGGTATCTGCGGCTGCATCGACGGTATGCCCAGCACCAGCACTGTCAGCAAACGGGAGCGTTATCGGGCACTGTATGAACTGCGCAAGACGGTAAGTCCTAGTAATCCGGTGTTCCCTATCTCCATTACCGAAGGTGCCTACGCCAACGACGCACAGCAGGCGTTTGATGACGCCGAAGTCAATGGCACTATGTGGGCACCAGCGACTGCGGGCACCTACGGCGCTGCGCGTCTGGCGTACCTCGACCGCCTGATCGCTGAACTGGAACGGCAGAAGCTGCTGCCCGCGTAACCCGCCCACTCACGGGGCGTTCTTGGGAATGCCATCTACCCGCACTCAAATCGCACAGGAACTCCGCATATGCAAAAGCGTGTACTCACCCCTCGTAAGCAATTGAACGCCTTCTACGCCCGTCAGGGGCTGTCTGGGCAGGCACTCCGCCGGGCCGTGGTGGCCGACCTCCGGCTGGTCCGCCGCAATGAGGCTGCCTGTAGCTGGCACCACTGGAGCGGCCTGCCAACCTACGCCGAACGCTGCCGCCACAGCGACTCCAAGGACTACGATCGTGAGATCGCAGGGCTGTTCGACTGGGCACGCACCCCGCAAGGTTTCTCGTACTGGGGCACCCGTGACCTCCTTAACGGGGCACTGGTATGACCCTGACCATCATCCGATCCAAAGACCTCGACAGCCTGTACTACGGGCTGTGCTTCAATGCCCGCCAGAACGCCCATGTGCGCGATTCCTGCATGACTCCGGGTGAACTCGTGACCGAGGTAGCCCATGCCTACCATCGCCGCTACAAGCCCCAGCGCGGGGCCGACAAGGCCACCCGTCTGGAGCAGGTGCAGCGCGGTAACGAGTTCTACCGCCTGCATTGCAAGGTGAACGTGGTCTATGGCGAGGCCGACGAACTGGGCCAGCCAGCGCGTGTCGGCGGGTACGCTGTACTCGACGGCGAGCTGCTGGCCCTGCACTGCATCGTCAAGGGCCATGGCGACTGGCTGATGCAGCACGCCAAGAGCGACGGTGCCCGCAAATTGCAGTGCTGGGATACCCAGTTCCTGCGTAACTTCTACGAGCGACACGGTTTCAAGGTCGTCGCTACCGAACCATCTAACAACGGTGACCCGCGCTCGGTGATCACCATGGAGCTGCCCAAATGAGCCGTAAATTCAAGTCGCTGTCTCAACTGGTGCCGGGCCAACTGGTCCGTGTCCAGCACACCAAGCCGCTGGGCCGACGTAACCGTCGCGACGATGGTATGCACGGCATCAAACCCGGCGCAGTCTGCCGGGTAGTCGAAGTGGGCCGGTACGACGTGATCGTCGAGGGTCCGCTTATGGATAGCTGGTGGTCCGTGTCCAGCCCCGGCGAGCACGGCGAGCAGTACATCGGACTGGCCGACCTGCGCACCGCCAAGCAAGCCAACGCTAAGGAGCACCGCAATGTTTGACACCATCCTCCCGTACCTGCTGGGCTACGGCCTGTTCTACCTGTGTCTGGTACTGATTCTGGTAGCCTTCTGCGTGTTCAACAGCGTGTGCGACTACTTCCTGAAAGGCTGTCGCCGCAGCCTGCTGGCGCACATGCGCAACAGTCTGCCCACACCTCGCAAGATGTGGTCCGCCTCGGTGGGCCTGCTGGTTATCTCCCTGCTGGCGCTGGAGCTGACCGAGCTTATCCTTAACCTGATCTACCCCGGACTCTGACCGACCATGCCGAACCATTACAGCAAGACTGTACGATGGTCACCGTACGCCGGAGGGCTAACCCGGTGCCTGCCTACATGCACGCCCCGCAACCACCGACCCATCTAGACGGTTGGGTACTGTCCTCTTAGGGAGGGCAGTGCCAAACCCACTGGAGTTACACCATGATCCGCACCTTCAATAGCGGGCACGTTGCTATGGGCAACGCTCTGTCCATTACCAACGGCGTCACCCGCGAAGTGCGGGCCATGATCCTTGAGCGTGAAGCCAAGGACAAAGAACGCCGCAAGGCTTACCGCAAGCCACGGACTACCCGTCCCGGCTGCAAGCACGACAGCTTCACCGAATTCAACCCACCTGCCTACCTCTGCTAAGGATCTACTATGAAATTCTCCACCCTGAAACCCACTCACCGCTCCGCCCTCGCTGCTCTGGCCAACTCCGGCGTGCTGCGCACTGACAAGCTGGCGCGCTGCATGGAGGGCATCACTCCTGCATCGGCGGCGCATGAGCTGTGCGCTCTGCGCAAGACTGGCCTGATCTTCTCTCACCAGAAGACCGGCGCCGACACCTACTGCAACTGGGAGATCAGCAGCGTGGGCCGTGCCGTCTTCGAGGGTCGCCCGGATCAGTCTCTGGTGATGAAGTCCGAAGATAAGGTACAATCGCAGGTCGGCGGGACGCCGCCACACTACGCTGTGATCAAGTCTCCTGCCGCAGGTATCGAAACCACCAGCTCCCAGTCGGATGCCATCGCGGCGGCCAGCCAAGCAGCTCTGGAGAATGGGTACCCGTACATCGTCATCCGTCTGGTTGCCGATGTGACCCCGCCTCCGCTGCCGACTGCCACTGTCGCTCTGCTGTGAACAAGCATGGCGGCACCTGTCGCCAGTGCTTACGCTATACGCCACCCGGCAAGGGCACGCCGGGTAAAGCTCCTGCTACATGGGGAGTTAAGTGGACCCTAGTCTGCTTCGAGTGCCGAGATAACCCACGTCCGCATTACACCAAGGGGTAACACCATGATCCGCATCATCGTTAAAGCACTGGCCTTCCTCGCTGCACTGGCTGAGCGTGAGGTAGCCAAGCAGGAGAAGGCGCAGAAGGATTACAAGGATGGCCGCAAGCTGCAAGCCATCGACCTGCGTGTGGTCCGCGCCGAGCTGGAGAAGAAGCTGGCCAAGGTCAACGACGAAATCGCCACCTGCAATGCGCAGGCTGCAATGGGCTGCGTAGAGATCGAGCGCCGCCTGTCCGGTGCCCGTACCCTGCGCGCCAAGGTGAAGGCCGCGAACTAAGCTAGTTCGTAATGCCCATCTAGCGGTGGGCATTGCGGGCAACACTTCCGCCCATTCATTCTACCTAGGAGTTACACCATGACCTGCAAAATCACCGCCAAGATCGAAACCCTGACCGCTCGCATCGCTGCCGACACTCAGACCATTTCCGAACTACGCGCCCAGCTGGCCGCTGCCGGTCTGGTTGCCGAGGTCACTGCGGGCTACGTCGTCACCTTCAAGGTGGGTCGTGCTGACACTCGCCGCGAAGTCGAAGGCACCGTACTGGGCCGCGCCGTGGTCAAGGACGTGGACCTCGTGCGCTGCTCGGTGGGCGAAGGTCTGGATACCGAACTGTTCAACGTCCCGGTTACCCAGCTGCTGAGCATCAAGGCTCCCGGCGCCGCCGAAGCTGGCGAAGCCGAGCTGACCAGCGCTGATCCGACCGGTATTCTGGACGAAGTGCTGGGCTAAGTGGCGAGCACTGCTCGGGTAGTCAAGACTCGCGGAGTAGTGTGGTCGTTCCTTGATGGAGCACTGCACGCCTCCTGCGAGGTTGGCACCTTCCGGGTCAAGGTTCCCGGACTGGCCGTGCTGGATCAGGCAGTCAATGTGATTGCCTTCGAAGTAAACCGACGCCGCTACGCTGCGGCACACTGAGGTAAGTATGGCCCACGATAGGATGGACGACAGCGAATGGCTGGCTGCTGCGCAAGCGGTGGACGTAGGCCACAAGCAGAAGCTCGACCACCTGTGTGGGCCTGCTTCTCTCGTTGTCTACAACAACGTTGATAGCTGGACTGCGTGGTGCTGGCGCTGCGGCGGTAAAGGTTGGAAGCCGAAGCCCGAAGCCAACATGCAGGAAAGGCTAGCCCGGATAGCCAAGAGGAATGAACTCGATGCTGCACTTGAACGACAAGTCTCCTTGCCTATCCCGGCAAGCTTTGATCTCTCAACATGGACGCCTGCTGCAAGACTGTGGCTTTACAGAGCGGGACTCGGACCCGACCTCATTGCCAGACTTGGGGCGTACTATCACGAACCGACGGGCCGTGTCGTACTACCTGTCCGAGATTCCAATGGGGATGTCACCTACTGGCAGGCTCGCAACCCGGAGTTCCCGGCTGGCGGCCCTAAGTACCTCTCGGCAAACAGGCCAAGGGAGCTTGTCCATGTTGCGTTTGGCAATAGCAGGACTGTCGTCCTTTGTGAAGACATCCTGTCCGCATGGAAGATCGGGATGTCCGGGGCCGCAACCGGATACTGTGTCATGGGTACTAAGCCCGGACAGCACACTCTGTCGTGGCTGCTCGACAGAGCAGATCACATCCTCGGTTGGTTCGATCCAGACGCAGCTGGGGCGCGTGCGTATGTCGAAGTTCGCAAGCAACTTGCACTTGTTGGACTTCTCTGCACTCGAATTGAGAGTGACCGCGACCCTAAAGGATACGACCTATCCACCATCAGGAGCATAATCAATGAGTCTCGACACCACCCTGTTGCAGATCATGAAGGACCGCAAGCGGTTCTATCAGCTGCGCAGGATGATCAATGCCAAGGCGGTTGATGCGCACACCATCAGCCTGCTGGATGCCTACGACCAATACTTCAGACAGGCGGGCGACGACTGCGTTACCATCCCAGTAGAGGAAGGGTTCCGCACTTGGTTCTACCTGCTCAAGGGCGACCGGCTCGGACAGGAAGCCAAGACCATCCTTGATGCCATGTTCAAGCAGGCAGCCAAGGAAGCTGGCGCAATGCAGCAGAGCATGATCGTTAAGCAGCTGCTGCAAGCAGACCTCGCGGTGAAGACCACCGAGGTGATGGATGCCTATCATGCTGGCGAGGACATCGACCCCGCGCAGCGACTGGGCGAACTGTACAACGCCTATCAGATGGCCAGCGAAGGAACCTCCAAGCAGTTCGAGTTCGTGGAGCTGAACGAGGATCTGTTCGAGGAAGACAGTAACGGCGAAGGGCTTACCCCACGCTGGCCGTGTCTCCAGCTGTACATGCGGCCATGGCGTGGCGGCGACTTCATCATCTTCGCTGCCCGGCCTGACTCGGGCAAGACCTCGGCCATCGCGGACAACATCACCTACATGGCGCCGCAGGTTGCGGCCTCCAATGTCGCAGAGTATCTGGCATGGGAGGCGGCCAATGCGCATGAGGACGACAAGCCCAAGCCGAAGTGTATCTTGTGGCTGAACAACGAGGGGCCGGGCAAGCGCATCCTTAAGCGTGTGGTGCAGGCTGCCTTCGGTATCCCGATGTCCGAGATCATCATCAAGCAGAACGCTGGTACTCTGTGGAATGAGTACGAGGTCATGGTGGGTGGCGACCGCCACATCATCAAGGTCAAGGACATTCACAACTGGACTGCGGGCATGGTCGAGGAACTGATCAAGCATCTACGACCAGCGCTGGTGGTGTACGATATGATCGACAACATCCAGTTTACTAACGGTGTAGCCAACGGCGGCACCCGTACCGACCAGCTGCTCGAAGCCATGTACGGCTGGGGCAGGAACATGGCTGTGATCTACGACCACATCGGCTTGGCCACTAGCCAGACCAGTGGCGATGCGGCAGAGGTCAGCTACCCGCAGATGCACATGCTCAAGGATAGCAAGACCGGCAAGCAAGGAGCTTGCGATGCCATCATCATGATGGGCAACAAGGAGGAAGACCCATCCACCGAGGCCACCCGCTGGATCTCCACGCCTAAGAACAAACTCGCGGTCGAAGGTATGGGCAAGTCACCCCGTGCAGAAATGATCTTCGACTATGCTACCTCACGCTTCCATGGAGAATGACCATGCAACACGACAACCTGCGCGGCACTGGCCGCACCTCCCGCCGAGTAACCGCCTGCCTGATGGCAGCACTGGCGGGGCAGCGCGTGCTCTACGTCTGCGGGTCGCAAGCCAGTGTGGACTACGCCTCCGGTATAGTCCGCCAGATGCTGGATGAAATGCTCAGCCAAGGTATGTTGGACCACGCTCCCGACCGACTCACCTACAGCAAGGACTGTGTCACTGTGTACGGCGCCGGGGGTGTGGTGACCGGGCAACTCCGCCTACGCTCTCTGTCACTGGAAGACGCCCACCCGATCAACCGGGGCCTGCGCGGGGAGTATCTGTTCAAGGTCATAGATGATCATCACTGTGCGGACGTTCGCGCAGAGCAAGAAGCCAAGGCCCAGCGCGCTGCTGATCTGGATACTGTGCGGGCGCTGCTGATCAAGCACGGGATCAAGAACGTGGATATCTCCGGCAGCACGCCACGGACCATTTATTTCAGGGGCTAGTACCATGAGCTTTGACAAGTTACAGGGCTGGGTGGTGTTCGACGTTGAGACAACTATCGAGCACAGCTTCAAGCGCAAGGCGGACCCATTCAATCCGCTCAACTGGGTAGTGTGGCTGGGCTGGCGATCCAGCTCGTGCTCGCAGAATACACTGACCCGCTTCGCTGACAAGAAGCATTCCATGGGCTGGCTGGCCAAGCTCCTGCTGGAGAAGAAGCCCGCTGTGATCTCGGGCTTCAACTTGAAGTTCGACATCCTGCATGCCATCGCCCAAGACCCGTGGGCGTTCGACGTGTACCGCGAATGGATCGTGGCGGGTGGGCAGCTGTGGGATAGCCAGCTGGCAGAGTACCTGCTGATGGGCATGCTGCCTGAGTCGCAGATGCTGTCGCTTGACGAGGTGGCTCCCAAGTACGGGGGCGATGTCAAGACCGGCGGCGATGTGATGAAGGAAATGTGGAACGCTGGCATCTGCACTAGCACTATGTCTGCTGACCTCGTGATCCCCTACCTGCACGGCGACATCGACAACAGTGTCAAGGTGCTGGTGGGCCAGCTCGCAGCAGCCAAGGCGGCGAACCAAACTCGTAGCATCCTGCTGAACATGGGTGCGCAGGTCTACATCATCGAGGCCGAGCGCAACGGTATCTTCTGCGATATGGAGCTGGGCCTCAAGCTGGCCGCCGAGCTGGTCGAAGAGATCCGCGTACTCAAAGCAGAGCTGGACAGCTACGTGCCCAAGGATCTCCCGCCAGAGCTGGAGTGGTCGTGGACCTCCCGGCCTAAGCTGTCGGCTCTGATCTTTGGTGGGCCGATCAAGTACCAGCGTAGCGTCCATCAGTGCGATGCCGATGGTAAGCTGCTGTATGCTCAGAAGAAGGTGCCACACTATCTGCTCAACGACGGGACCACCACGCAGCAAGATCCCGACCCGAACAACCCAGACATCGACCTGATGTCCTACCAGATCTTTACCAGCGGCAAGAACGCCGGTAACTACAAGACCAAGCAGGTCACGGTGCCGGACCTGTCAAAGCCTAAGATGAAGAAGGAGGACTTCTACTATCAGTTCCCCGGATACACCGAGCCGGACAAGAAGTGGGAGAGCGCCACTCCCGGCGTGTACTCTACGGCTGAGGCGGTGATCGAAGCTATCTCCACCCGTGACATCCCGTTCCTCAAAGCAATGGGGCGTCACGCCAAGGCAGTAAAGGATCTCGGCACCTACTTCATCTGCGATGACCCGAAGGCTCCGGGGCAGAAGAAGGGTATGCTGTCTCTGGTCCGTAGCAACGGCATCATCCACCACCAGATCAACCAGACTTCCACTGTGACCGGGCGCTTCTCGGCGAGCAACCCCAACACACAGAACTTGCCGCGACCCGGCGAGGGCAAGTCCAAGATCAAGTCGGCGATGAAGTCTCGCTACGGTAAGAAGGGTCGCATCATCCAGTCCGACTTTTCGTCTCTTGAGATCTACATTCAGGCTATCCTGACTGGCGACAAGCAGCTCATTGCTGACTTGAAGCAGAAGATCGACATGCACTGCAAGCGTGTTGCGGCGACCTATGGTATCAGCTACGAGGAAGCCTTCGACCTCTGCAAGATCCAAGAGGTGCCGGAGTGGGACGAGCGCCGTACCAAGGCGAAGGAGTTCTCGTTCCAGCGGGCGTTCGGCGCCGGCGCTAAGGCCATCAGTGACAAGACCGGCTTGCCTATCGAGCAGGTGGAAGAGCTGATTGCCAACGAGCTTAAGCAGTACCCGGAGATCGAGAAGTTCTTCGAAGGTCTGACCAAGCGCATCGAGGCAAACAAGAAGGGCATCAGGAAGACCATCCCGCACCCGAACTTCCCTAGCCGGATGATCGAGCTGCGCACAGGCTATGACCGTACACCAGACGGTAAGCTGTATGCGTGGATCGAGCAGCCAGCGCCGGAGTATGTGGTCAAGCGCGGCGGTGGCTGGACGTCGTTCTCTCCACCGGAGATCAAGAACTACGAGGTACAGGGCGGCGGGGCCGAGTGGGCCAAGGCTGCCATGTGGATCGCGGTTCGTGAATACTACCGGCAGAAGAACTTCGGCGAGCGGGCGCACCTGATCGGCCAAGTGCACGACGCCACCTACGGCGATGCGCACGAGGACGTTGTGGTCGAGGCCGGCGTCACCCTGCACGTTGCCATGGAACTGGCCAGCCCATTCATGGAAGCATACTTCAATTGGCCGCAGCCTGTGTACGTCCCGTCGGACACCACCATCGGTTATGACTGGGCCGGACACGACAAGATCCCCGACCTCAAGGATCACGCTGCGAGAATCCGCGAGCACATGCACGCTCGCTATGTTGCACCACACATCAAATCTAAGTAAGGAGCTACACCTATGAGCTATGACCTGAGCGCAATCGTCAACCAAGCCGCCGCCGAATCCGTGGACCTGACCGAGGCCAGCAAAGGTGGCGGTGGCCCAACCCCTCCTGCTGCGGGCACCTGCATCGCCACTCTGGTTGGCTACATCGAGCTGGGCCGCCGCGTGAAGAAGGGCTTCAAGGGCGCGGCTGACAAGAAGGTGCGCAAGGCTCGCTGGATCTTCGAGCTGGCTGGTGGCACCAACCCTCACACCATCAATGACGAAGGCGTCAAGATGGCCAAGCGCATCACCGTCAACACTTGGCTGCCTGAGCCGGGCCGCCAGCCGTCTGATAAGTCCGGCTTCTACAAGCTGTTCGCTGCGCTGAACCACGCCAAAGACCCTGCCATCAAGATCCCAGCGCAGCTGCTGGGTAAGCATGTGAAGGTCATCGTCTCGCAAGAGAAGTTCACCCCACCGGGTGGCGACGAGATCACCTACGGCAGCATCGGCTCGGCGCAGGATGGCTACCGCATCAGCCCGGCGCAGATCGACATCACCGGCGACGACGGTATGCCCACCGGCGAAGTGCGTGTAATCCCTGCGCCTGAGCGCATCAGCACCATCCGCTGCTTCCTGTGGGATTACGCCAACAAGGAAATGTGGGACAGCCTGTTCATCGACGGCGAGTACGAAGCAGTCGAAGCCAAGGACGGCCAGCCTGCGCGCCCGGCCAAATCCAAGAACGTGATCCAGCTGGAGATCAAGGAAGCCCTCGACTGGGTAGGTAGCCCGATGCAGCAGATCCTGTCGGCGGGTGGCGAGCTGGACGTGGAAGAACTGTCCGAAGGCGGTGACGTTCCATCGGTGGCTCAAGACGATCCACTGCAAGGCATGCTGTAATGCTGCCCGATGCGCTGGCGGCTGTGGTTAACGCTGCGGCTGCCGACGCATCGCCGGTGAATCACAAGGGCATCGAAATGGTGCCCGGTCGTTACCTGCTGGTGGATGGGGATTACCTCTGCTACTACTGCGCGGGTCACGACGAGACTACCATCGGCGATGCGCGTATGCGTCTGATGCAGCGTCTGGACGATATGCGCATCCTGTCCGGGTCCGAGTTCGTAGTCATGCACTTGACTGCTACTGGTTCCCACAAGGGGTGGCGCTATGTCATTGCGACGCAGCAGGAGTATCAAAAGAACCGCGAAGGCAGTAA